ATTGGTCTTCTTAAAATTCTACTCATTATCCAAAGATTCCTAACTTACCTAGTATACCGCCTGCTCCTGCAGCTCCACCTAGAAAGCTAGCCATTGGAGTCGCTGGTGCTTGACTACTTTGATATCCTACTGTTGTTGATCCAAATGCGCCTGGATTAATAGCTGCCATTTGCTGACCTACTAATCCTAATCTTGTAAACGGTTCATAGACTGCTTCTCTTTGTGCCATTATATTTGCATCGCCGACCGCTTGATCNTAAGCTTGTTGTGCTTGACCCATCTGATCCATATAAGTTCCAAGACCTTGTCTGCTCATCATATCTTGTTGAGCTAATTGATTGGCTTGAGTAAAGCCTTGTTGTAATAATTGATTTTGTAAGGCTGCTCTGTTTACTGCACCTTGGTTCATATACTCAGCTAATTGTACGCCTTCTCTGCCACCACCATAAGCTCCAGCTCCGATTGCTGCGTCTCTTAATCCTTGTTGATTAATTGTTTGTTGTCTATCAAATTCTGTTAAAGTCGCATCCATTACCTCTCGTTGGTAAGGAGACATAAAATCTTTATATGCATCTGGTCCAACTAAAGATCCTAGACCTCCAGCTGCAGTCATTGCATCTTTTTGTAATTGAGTTCTGTCTGCTACCTTTGGAGCATATTTAGAAGTATCAATTGTAGGAGAAATAAGTTTTCTTAAACTTTCCGCGTACGGAACCATTACACTTTCTAACTGTGGATGGGGTAGTACTCGTGATTCTTCTACATTAAAAGAAGGTATCTGTGTTGCTTCAACTATTTCACCCGATCCCCCTAAATTTTTTAATACTTGTGCTTCGTCTTTATTTATATAAGCAAGAAACTCACCTTTAGGTGCGTGTTCCTCTAATAATTTTTTTGCTTCTATTAGTTGTTGTTTAGTTGCCATTATGCTCTAGCCTCTAAGTTATTCATTAAATCATACATTCTCTGTGCTCCTTTATTAACACTTCCACCGCCTGCTGCTCTCACTGCATCAGCAGTCATTACAAATTCGTTCTTACTTAATCTTGCTGGAACATCATCAGCTCTTTCTCTTGCTCCAACAGGAATAAATCCACCACCTCTATAATCCATTTCCATTTGTGGCATTCCCCCGCGTGCTAATCCTATAAGTCCACCATTAGCAGCACTTTCTTGATAAGGTGGTGCTGCTGGAACATCTAACCAGTCAGTCAATCCTAATCTTTCAAAAATTACTGCAATCTCTTCTTCACTATAATTATTATCTTCTAAGCCAGCTCTAATAGCTGCTGCTCTTGCTTTTTGAATTTGCTCCATTCCTAATCCTGCTTCTTCCATTTCTCTTAATTGATCACGATCAAATTGTTCTTGAAAATCAATTGCCATTTCATAAGCCACGTCTCCCGTTCCTTGAGCAACCGTTGGTGTTAAAGCCATAGCTGCATCTTGTATTACTGGGAATTGTTTAGCGGTACCTGGTATTAAACCTTCTCTACCTGGTACAGTTCTTTTAAATANATTTNCTGGATTCTTTCCTATNTCAGCTAAAGTTTGTCTACCACCTGTTACATAATCTGATAAACTAGCTACTCCTTCTCTACCTACATTCTCTGCACCTTGCCAAAATCCTGTTGTACCTTCTGCTGCTAAAGCTTCAGGAGTTCCTTGACCAAATCTAGCTCCAGCTTCACCAGGACTCATTCCACCTTTAATGCCACTTCTCATAGATTTTGATACCGAATCAGAACCTAAAGATCCTAATCCAAAAGAGATTGCTTGTGATAAAGCATTTAAATCTTCTAGCTCACCGGTTGCACTTTCATCAGCTGCAAACTGTCCAGCCGTATTAAAACCTGATGCAATTAAACCTCTCATAAAAGGACTCATTCCAGGGGGTAACATTAATGTACCTATACCAGCTGCATATGGAGCCATCCATCTTAACTCATTAGGTAGAAGCTTATCCGTAATACTCGCGAAAGGCTTAGTTATATATTTTTCTACTGGTTTTTTTAATTCGTTAGGTACTATATCGTCCCAAAATTTTCCCATAATTATGTTCCTTTTTTATTGTTGAGGCAAGTGCGCGAGACTTGTAAAAATGCGCGTACTGTACAATTTACTAGTTTTTTTCCCATTCGTCAATGTCCTATACAGTGTTAGTTCCGGCCCCCAAAGGTATACTTTGAATTTTAACGTGGACACTTCTTGATATATGCTCCTTTTTTGTATCAGTAAGGGGACTATCTACATCCGCTTGGGCCTCCATATCTGACATATATTCTCTGCCAGTTCCTATATGTTTAATCGTTACTTCTACTCTAGGTTTATATACCAGTACTTCTTGGCCTTTGACTATTTTCTTATCAAATGATTCTTCTTGTTCTACAAACGGCATTATCTATCCTCCCTGTTAATTTCTAATATAGATGCTATTACATCTACTGATCCACTAGTAGCATCTACTTTTATTATTTCACTTTCTTCCATAATTAAAGGTTCAGTTATAACTTGTTCTTTTCCCTTAGCACTTAAACTTACATCTTTATCAATCATATAAGCTGTAGCTCCTGAATCCACTAATGTTACTTCAGCTGTCGCTGTAGAATTAGCGTCTTCTGCTATTAAAATAGATTTAACAATCGCTCTTGAATTAGAAGGTACTGTATACAAGGCAGTGTTTACTGAACTGGTTAAACTTAATTTTGCATTCTTATATATATTTGCCATTAGCCTAATCCATACCAAGTATATCGTTCTTGGTCCTCTTTTTGTTGTGTTAAATATGTAGAGTTTAACTGTTCTATAATAGTTGTTAATGCTCTGTTAATTTGTCTTTGGTTATCTTCACTATATTCTCTTTTAGGTTCTGGTAATCTTACTACTATCTTTGCCATTATCGTCTCCCATCCGGTTGTATGTCTACTTGAAAAGTTCCAAATCTCCAGTTTTCACTAATTCCAGTATTTTCTATTTTTAAATTTGCATATCTTCCTCTTGCTCTTGTGTCTACCTTATCGGTAGTTGAAGTAATAGTAAAAGGACTTAAAGTTGTATCGGCCATAGTGTCTGCAGGATAATCTGAAATTCCAATAGTTATTTGATTATTTCCTTGAAGAACTCTAAAGTTTGGTAAGAATCTTCTCATAGCTAGAAATACCTCACTTTGATCAGGTTGTAAAGAAAAGACTAAAAGACTCAATAAAAGAAGTTAAAATAGTGGTACTTCCATCCGGGTTAACTTGATCAGTTCCTATTTCGTGTTCAAATAAAACACTTCTACCTAAGCCTGATTCTCCAATTACTGTAGGATAAGTACCTGATTGCGTACTATCATAAGCAGTTGCATAAGGTTTAGGATATACTAATGAATCAATCCAAGTTGTTCTAATTGAATTAGTATTAGTTCCTGTATACCAATTACCCATTGGTAATGGATTTTTATTTGTTTCTCCATAATTAAATACTACATATCTATCATTATAAGTAGCGTTAGAGGTTGGATACCACCAAGTTACTTCAGTAAATAAGTTATTAATACCCGCGTTTACTTGTTGACCTTTAGTTGTGTCGCAATCATCAAATACATAATCTTCAACCGCGCACGGTAAAGAGTTAACTGTACCATCAAAAGAAAAGAATCCATTATTAGACATCCAATAAGCAACACCATCTATTTCTACAGCTGCATTTTGTCCTATTAATCCACAGTTTGTACCTACTTGTTCAAACCCAAATGTAAATGGTGCACCTACAAATTTCATTGCATATAAAGCATTGTCTGTCCACACTAGAATATTTTCTTTGGCAACAACAGCTCCTACAATTTTAGTTCCATCTTGTAGTCTTTGCGTTCCCGCTGTGTTAGTTGCTTCTACTGTATATTCATTAATACTTTCATCCGCAGAGAATCTTATAAACATATCATCTTGAGTGTCAGCACTTCCAAGAGTTGTTTCTGTACCTAAATGAATTAAGTGACGTGTTGTTGGTGAAATTAAAGTAACTCTTGTTGCTGTAGGATTGCTATTAGTTGGATAACCTGGAGTAATTTGTGAAGCAGGAGTACTTAATCGTGCTACAATAGATGAATCCCAACTAAAAGTTTTTCCATTAGCAATAGTTGCAATCAATACATCTCCATAATTACTTAAAGACCAAAGTCCTGGTTCCAGAGTAATCGTTGCTGCATCTGCGGCTTCTCCCCATCCACTCCATTTAGTAGCTTGTTGAACTTTTACTCCACCACTTGTTGTGGCTGGTGCAGTAGTTCCATCTTGACTTCTACTTACGGTAGTTAAATCTCCAGGAGCCGCGCTCGTATTACCAGTATAAGTTGCTAACTCACCTTGAGTTGCACCCGTAGAACTATAATCATCTCCAATATAAACTGTACCCGTACCTGTAAAAGCTGTTGAATCTACTAAAGTAAGAGTAGTTGAGGCTGAAGTAATGCCTGCGTTTAAAGTAGAACTAGCAGAACCTTGAACGGTTCCGCCAAATTGTGTAACACCAAAACCATAACCATAACTTTGTGCAGCAGGACCCACTCTTTCATAAGGAGTTACATCACACGTACCACCACTTCCAACTCCAGTTGTAGTTTCTGTTCCTGTAATAACTGCAATTAAGTCACTTGTTACTCTTGTTACTTGAAATAATTTACCTTCAAAAGCTGCATCTGTTAAACCAACACCAACTGGTACAGTTACATTATCTAAATAAATAATATCGCCTTCTTCTAAATTATGTGCAGCAGAAAAAGTTAAAGAAATTTCTTTTGTGCCACTTGCATTAGACATAGCGACAGTTGTAATTTTAGCTTTGGTAGGAGTAATGTCGTAAAGTTGACCTTCAAAATATATAAGTAAAAATTTATCAGTACCAATAGCCACATATCTATTTCCGTCTTGGTCAACAAAAGCGTGCATTTTTCTTGCAACGCCTACAGCTGTATCGGTTAATAAGGATTGCCAACCACCAACTTTTTCTGGTAATCCATATCTAAATCTAACATTGTCTGAATCGACCCAACGACCATCAGCTCCNACAGCAGTGTCTTGCTTGTCAATGCCAGGAGCAAACTTAATTTTCGTAAGCATCCTTAACTCCTATGATGTACTATTTGACTTAATCTGNCAACCCATATCGACATTTGTATAATAAAACGTAATACATTGAAAATTAGTATTCATATTATAGTTGCCGGTTCCTCTTTGAAGTTTTAAACTATTAGGGTTTACCACACATTGGTTTGTTCCAAATCCTACCGCTGTTGTAGAAGCATCCATAATTGTAACTTCATCACCTATAGCTGGAGAAGCTGGAAGTGTAACTGTAACTTGTGCAGTGGCAGCTTTGATTAAAATAACATCTCCTGATACTGCTGTATAAGCAGTTACAGAAGCTGAATCAATTTCTTTTACGCCTGGTTGCATAATAGGCATATAAGCAGCTGGAGTTGCTCCAACTGAATAAATTAACCCATTGGCTCCTGTAGGTACATTTACATAAGTAGATGCACTTTGACCTGTAGTAAAAATTTGTACTGTATGATTAGTAGTTGTTCTGTCTGTAGCATCTTCTATAAAAAATACTCTGTTTGCTGTTCCGCCGGTTGTAGTTGCAGGAATTT